GCGCCGACCCATTTTCTAAACGATGGCCATTGGCTCAGCCAGGCATACGTATTAGATTTGCTGGTACTTTTCATCAACCGGGCAATCGCCTTCCAATTGCTGGGCGTATTGACCAGGCCTTTGTCAAAATTGGTTTGCAGCGATGTTTTTAAAGCATCGATCTGCGCTTGTGTTAATGCCATGTGCTGCTCCTATATGGATTGTTGGTTTAGCCAGCGTTTTTTTGCTGGGTTGCTAAAAACTCTTCCGCGGTTACGCCCAGTTTGGCGGCGATGTCGGCTTGCTCTTTTGATAGCGCAGCGGCGTTAGTCGTATGCTCATCGCCCGCTTGTTTGTTTAACAACGCCAGCGGGTTAACACTGCCCAGGTACTCGGTTAAATCAGCCAGGCTGCGTTTTTCAGCCCAGTCTTTAAGCGCTGGCGGCAAGCGGCCGTCGGTTAAAGCGGCTTTTACCAGATCGGCCTTTTGGGTTTGCTCAGCAGCCAACGCGGCCTGAGCTTTTTCGGCCTCAATCGCATCTACTCGGGTTTTAAGCGTGTCGCGCTCGGTGGTGAGTGCGGCCACCTGTGTTGACAGGCTGTCGCGCTCAATCGTCAGTGCAGTGACTTTAGTGGTTAAGCTATCGCGCTCGACAGTGAGTGCGGCTAATTGGGTTGGGTCTGGCATGTCAATCTCCGGGTTGGTAAGTGTGGGCAAAGAAAATCGTTTGGATAGCGCGGCAAGCGCAGGCTCGCTTAGGCTGTCTAGGCCGTCTAATGCAGGGGTATTGGTAAGTGTTACGGAGATAATCTCCAGCACCTCGCCGGTGCGCTCGTAATAATAAAAAACGGTGCTGATGTAACGATATTCTTTAGCAACGATGTGCCCTTTGGCCTTGCTAGTCCAGTCGACGCCGACGGCATATAGGCCTTTGCCCTCACGCCATTCCAAATCATGAAACCAGCCTGCGGCAATCACCGGCTGGCCATTCCATTCAGCGTGTAGGTTTTGGTGTTCGTAGTCGATCAAGGTGTCGTTTTGCACATCCGCCATGTGGGCAATAACCGCCGCTGCAATAGTGGCGTCTAATTGCCAGGCGTCGGCATCTTCCGGACGCCCGTCGGTTGCGCGAAATGGGCCAACCGGCAATAGGTGCGCTTCGGTAGGTACACCGTTACCAGCGGTAATTTCAAACGCCAATGCGGCAAGTTTGGGAGCGTGGGGTGTGGACATATCAGCCTCAAAAAATGTGTTGAGGTGATTGTCCGTTGATTGGGGAAAAACAATAATGCTGGAAACGTTTCCGGCGGGTGGGTAGAGCGATTGAAGCAGAGGCGATTTAAGGCGTTTTTTGGCTTAGCTATACAAAGGCTTAATTAAAAATCTTCAAACGCGTGGGCGGGTTTTCAAATGGCTTCTTAGCGGGGTTTGGAGTGTATTTTGATGGTGGTGTGTTGCGTAGGGTGGGCAACGCTGTATCTGCCCACCGTTTTATTTTGATTTATTCCGCGTGGGCACGAAAAGCGGTGCCCACCCTACGGGCTATTTAATGTTTTTACGGATTAGGTCAGCGGCTTTAATTAATGTGGCTGCGTGGATAGCCACTTGTGCTCCACGCCGCAAGTCATGCGCATATGCCTCTAGCAATGCTGCTAGTGCCTCCGCGTCGTTGCTATAGGTAAATAATTTATCGCCATGATCCATAGGCTCCCCAATCGCGCTTACCCGCATGCGCTGCCATGAGTCGTCAACAAGGTTAGCATCAACATCAAATGGCACGGGAATGTCATTAGCGTCAAAAATTGAAATCTCCCCCAGAATCCCCTCTCTGTCACATGTCCCAACGAGGACGATGCCATGCTCAATACATATCAATCTAATCGCATCAATCGCTAGTTGCAGTTGTTGTTTAGTTTTCATGCTCTCTCCAAATTTAAAAGTCAGTCTACTGATAATACTCGGCAAAAAAAAGCCCCGTCTCGAGGGGCTAGTCGGTCATTGCGCCGATGAGGATGCACCGGGGTGACTGCGGGTATTTTTCGTCTCAACTCACCGCCCGCTGGAGCCGTCCAGGGTTATTGCTGGATTTGTTCGTTGCTCCAGAGCAGCTCCATTTTTTGTGTGGTGCGGCGTAACTCGATGAGTACCGCGCGGCGCAAATAGGGCTTGGCTTGGGTAGAGGTAGCGCGCCACAGGTCCAGCAGGTCGGCTAGTTGCTCGATGGTTTGTTCGATTTCGTGCTCGTGTGTTTGTGTTGTCATTGCAGCTCTCCAAATAAATCGCTTTGTTGCCAGTTGACGCCCTCACTACGGATGTTGGTGATTTGGCGGCTGGATAGTTTGTAAATGCGGGCCTGCTGGGCGATGCTCTCCCGATGGGCGTTGTTGATAATGCAGGCATTGCGAGCTTTAGCCATCAGCTTGTCGGCTTTGGGACACCACAGGCGGTTATTGCTGTCAAGGTGCGGCTGCAGTACCTGCCTAAGTCTTTTTAGCTCATCCTCATCCAGACCCAGCGCCCTGGGTTTATGCAGTGGGATATGGATATTTACCCCGCCGTGATCCTGCAGCCATTCGCTGGCACGGGCATAGCCCAGCGCCCTGACGATTGCTCGCAAAATGGGGGGCAGCGAATCTAACAGGTCAGGGTCAACCTCCGGAAACACCTCAGTTACAGCCGGTACCCGCGCTTTAGCAATCTGCCTGGGCGCTGGTATCAACACATAACGCTGAGCTGATAAATAGGGCTCAAGGGCATCGATTAACCGCGCGGCCTCTTTTGTACTCAGGCTGATCCGTAAATGTGCCTGCTCATCATCATGAGGTGGTATGTAAACCCAGCCGCCGCCGTAGGCTCGCAGCCAGTCTCTGGCCCCAGACTCACCCAGGGCTAAAACTATCGCGCGCAACACAGGCCGCAACGTGGTTGGCAAATCATCAGAGACGACAGGCGTTTTCATGGTGTTACCGCCCCAGCCAGGCTTTTAGCGCCTCTATGATGGCTTGCCGCTCAGCATCGGTCAGGCTGTCCAGGTCGGGTACGTTGTGAGCGGTTTGCCGGGCGCAAAAGGCCAGCAAGGCTTGCCGGCTGGCGTTATCAATTTTGCCCGCTTGCCCCAGACGCCCCCACAGCTTGACCAGCAGCGCTATTTGCGGCGATACCGCTTTAGGCTTGGTCGATGTATTGCCGCCCCGATAAAACGCTTTGTGCCGTGGCCAGCCGCGTTGCACGTAGTCATCCAGCACCGCGCCCAGTTGCGTTAGGTTGAGGCTACTGGCAGTAATGCGGCCTGCAACCTCAATTGCACCATGCCGGGCTAACAGCGCGCGGTGTATCTCATCATCCCAGCCAGACAGGTTTTTCTCTGCCCAGCCTTTGGCGATGCCTACTAGCTGACGATAATGACGGATTAGATCAGCCATGGCCGTTACTCAGCAGTAGCCGCTGTGGGCTGCGCAAAATCAAATTCAAAATCGGCGGGAAATTCGGCAGCTGAAATAGACAGCGGCAAGCTGATTTTTACTCCGGCAGCGCTGGTGTAAAACGCCTCAATAAACCAGCACGAGCGGCTGGGTTTGTACGATTTTAAAATGATGTCCACACCGTCTTTAAACTCGGCGCTGTTAAATTCGTCGGCCATTTTTTGCAGCTCAATCACCCGGCTGGCCCGCAGGTTGCCTTTGGCGTCTTTTTTCAACAGCCTGAAAATGGTGTTAACCAATTTTGCTGAGTCAGCATCTTTAGCCAGCGACTTTATAAACTCGTTGACCTTTTGCACGCCGCTATGGCAGGTATCGTCCCAGCTGTCATTAACGCGATAGCCGATGGTAATGCTGTGCTGGTCGTCGCTAAAGGTGTGAGTTTGCTGGGCGTCTTTGATGTTGTACACACTGGCTTTTAGCGTCAGCACATCGCGAAACAGGTTAAAGATATGCGCTTTAACATCGGTTAAGTCGTCGCTGGTTTTGCGTAGCAGGGCGACTGCTTGGGGCACTGTGTCAGCAACGATGGTTTTATAGGCGTTACGATCGTTGGCTTTTTGGTTAAGCTTCTTCGCCAGCAAATCTTGCAATTGTTGCTCGGTTAAATCGTCAGGGTTGATAGTTGTTGCAGTCATTGTTGTTACTCCGTTGTGGTTGATTGATTGGTTTTTTTAACATTGCCCCGCCAGCCGTCGGGCGGTTTGCTGGCGGCTTTTTGCTGCAGCTCGGCAACGGCTACCAGCCCGCCGCCGACGTTGCTTTTGTTGCGTTTTTGCTCGATGGCGTCTTGCTCTAATTTTGCGGCCGCTTGCTCACCGCGCCCGGCAATCATGCTCAGCAGATAGCCATTGCTCTTGAGCGGTAGCACTAGCGTTGGCGGGCGGTTAACGACTAACTTCATCATTTCGGCTTCCCACATCGTCAGCGGCGCGGCATAGGTGATGCCTTTACGCTTTACCTGGGCGGCTTTCATCATCGGCACTAATTCAGCAGTTAACACTACCCGACGGCTCCAACGCAGCTCTTGTTTCAGCGGTTTAAACAGCTCCAAATATCGTAGCAATGCACCGATGACAGAGTTGGGTAAGCTGTTTAGCAGGGCCGTCCATTCATTGCCCGCCAGCAATTCCATGCCCAGGATGATGTCGATATCCTTGTTGCAATACGGACAGGGGATGGTGCAGGCGTTGGTCATAGCGTGCAGACTGCTAATGCCTGCGGCGCAGTCCCCTCTAGCCAGCAGTAAATAACCACCGCCAGCGTGATGGATAGCACCACCAGCCCGATGTGGGCAATCCGCAAACGCCATTGTGCCCAGTGCAGCTCCCACATCTGTTTGTTGATATATTTGTGGGTAGCATCCAGACGCCTACGTAGCTGGTCGATCGTGTAATCAGCGGGTTTTTTATGGGTAAACATGATGATCTCCTAGTGGCGCAGTGTTGAGTGCTCAATAGTTGCCGCCGCCTGGCTTATTTCATTGAGCCGGGCGAGAATGTGCTCCGCTATTTCCGTGCCGATAGTAGTGGCGATAGTAGTGGTATTTCCCGACAGCATTTGCTCAGCAGTATGAACGGCGTGGGCCTTAACCAAAACGCCCTTGTCGTTGTCTTCTAATGTGATTGTAAAAATGCTCATCTCGCCCCCTATTTAGCCAGCGCTTGTAAACTCATGCCCTTAACGGCGACAAAATCGACCATCCCTACTGACAGCTCCCGGCCCTGCCTAAGCTGTTTAACTGCTGAGATAAGCCCCTCGACCAACATCCGCGCCGAGCCTTTGCTGTAAGCATACAGTCGGGCAATGACATCGTCGGGTACCTCCTCGGTACCAAAGGCTGTCTGCACTAATGCTGCGGCGTCCTCAATAGTGATCTGCTTGACGGTCTCCGGCCAAAACAGAGTGCGGCTGCGGATTTGGTCAAATTGGCCCTGGGCGGGTTTGATGATGCCGGACAGCGTCTCGGTACCGCACAGCGTTACGCCGATGTTGGCAATGTCGCGTACCCGCCGGATAGTATCCAGCACATGCGGGGTGAGCGTTTCGGCCTCATCAACAATCAACAGGCTATCGGTATTGGCCAAGCTGTTAATGATCATCCTAAATTTGTCATCAATTGAGCCTTTGCTATCGGCACCGGTTACCAAGCGCGCCAATTGCTTAATCAGCGCCTGCATGGTCATGGTTGGCGTAGCTTCAATTAAGTACGTGTTGGGCGTGTTGCGTTGGTAATGGCGTGCCGCAAAGGTTTTGCCGGTGCCCACGTAAGCCGACAATATTGAAAAGTTGCGATTGCGCCGGGCCATTTGAAATGCCGTAGTCGCCAGCCTAAACACGCTGGTTTCAACGGCGGTTACTGCATCAGTCTCGGCCTCTTCGGCGTGTTGCATAGCGCTGACTACACTCACCAAGAGCTTGCCCGGCGAGGTGGCATAACTGCCCTTGATGATCTGGTTAAGGCTGCTGGCAGAGACGCGAGACAGCCGGGCCAGCGCCGCTTGCGTGTAGCTGTGCTCAGCCAGCCAAGTTTTAATCTGCTCAATCAGCGCGATGTCATCTGCGCTGTAGTGCTCCGGGTAGGTGTTAGCTGTGCTCATAACGTCACCACGCCCATGTCATCAGCCAGTGACGCCAAATAGACTGCGGTTTGCTCTTTAAACTCAGCAACAGTGCGGGCGGTATGAGTTGCTAAAAAGTCCTGCTCCAAGCGCTTAAAAAACCGCTCGAGAAGACCCATTGCAATGCGTCGAGCGGGCGCAATCATGGTGGATCTATCTGGCCCGCTTTGTACGTCGGCAAATAACAGCTCCCTGGTCTCTGCATTAACGCTAACTATCAAATACAGCAGGCTGGCGTCCGCTATGCCCGTCAAATATTGCCGGGGGATAATCATTTGGTCAATCGCTTGGGTGGTGTTCATGGGGTTATCCTCAGTTGTTTAAAAAATCATCAAGACTGAAATCAGTCGGTTGGTTAGGTAGTTCAGGTGTAGCGGGTTGCATCAGCGATTGCGCGTTATCGACGACTGAGTCGACATCGATCACCAGACCGGCGCGGGCGTTGAGTTCGTCCAGCTTTTTCTGGATGCGTTTTTGTTGCCCGGCTACCCGCTCTTCGCGTTTTTCTTCCAATCGGTTTGGCGCAATCACATCGATGGCGTTAACCAGCACGGCATCACAGATCCAGCGGCCGTCATCGGTACGGATGATAGCGACGCGGTCATCCATCAGGTCATACTCCAGCACCACCTTTTGCTTGTTGTAAGCATGTAAGTCGGGGTGTTTATAAACGCGCTTGCCTTGGGTAATGCTGGCCCGCTGCACCGTTAACACCACTGATTGGCGCTTCATCTCAATCTCGCTGCTGACTGGTGGCAGTGGTGCCAGCTCCGCCCACAATGAGGCTTTGCTGACATGCTTGTTTTCCGGATGTGGCCGGTTAGCGTAGCGAGCAATCCAGGCATTAAACGCATCGGTAAATTCAGCCAGAGTGGGCGGGATCAGCTTGCCGCTCTTAACGTCCTTGGCTGTTTGGGCGCGGGCCTCGTCAGACATGTCGTCACCGCAGTAAAACGCCGGTCGCCACACCTTCAAAAAGTCACGCTTAACTTCCACAAAAAACCGCTCTATCCAGCCTTTGCCGTGCGGGTTACCGGGTATGGCGTGGATTACCGTGATGTTATGGCGAGCATAAAAGCCGGTCATTTCATCGCTCATCAGTTTGTTTTTATGGCCTGAGCCGTTATCCACGTATAAAAACAGCGGTACATGGTTCCAGCGGGCGAAAGCCTCAGCCCACATGTTTTGCACGGCCACGGTGCCCTCGTGCTCATCTGCTCGCCAGCCCACCGGCACCCGGCTGCGCAAATCAATCGAGCAAGTCAGCTCAGGCCGCCAAGGCCAATGGCCGTCGCGTGGGTTGGCTAGCAAGATGTCCGCGCAGTAACCGTCCGCGACATAGACATCGCCGGGTAAGGCGTTATCTGTGCAGCGGCGGATGTATTGCTTTTCTGTCAGCCTATAAAGGTTTTTACCTATCCGCGCCGGGCTGTTGCGGCCCAGCATGGCCGGGACGCTGCTTAAGTAGCCGCGCACTTGCTCATAAGTGCAGGCATGCTTGTCAACCTCGGTTAACAGCCGATGCACTACCGACATTTCCGGCTTGCTTGGCGCGTTGTAATACTCCAATGCTGGGCCCCACCAAGCAGGTGTTTCTTTCAGCACTTTGCCCTTGTGTTCATCTAACAGTTCAACTTTACCGCCGCCCAATTTAACCACCCGGCGCCACTCGAATAATGCCGAGCGATTTGGGTAGTCTCGGTTAGATTTGGCTGCTGCTTTCAATGCCGTTTGCAAATGGGTATTTAACGCGCCTATCTCTGCTTTATTAAGCAAGGTGGCGATGGCTTTGTTAGTGCTAAACCCTTCGTTTTCCATAGCAATAATGGCGTCGCATATATCCATGCGCGCCACGGCAATGGCGCGCTGTTTATGGCTGGCCTCATTCCAGGGGTTGCGCTGACGTAGCGCAATCACCTGAGCAGTTGGCCTGACGGCAACGCTTGTTTTATCCACGCGCTGTAATAATGTGTTGGCTCTCATGACTCATCCTTAACCTGCTATTTACGTGGGCGGCCCGGCCCTTTAGGTTGGCTGTCAATGCGCGTTTGCACACGCGTGGCTTTGGCAGTCTCGTGTTTGCGCTCAATCATCGGGTATTCCAACAACCAGCTGGTGGCTTCGTCATCGGTCAAAATGTGCTTAATGGTGATTGAGTTGGGCATATCGTCAGGCATATAAACGCTGCGCCTGACCTTATCCAGCATGTCAGCGGCGCGGGCGGCGACCACATGCGCCGTTATCCAGATCTGCTCTGTGCGCAACCGCCATTCGGGTTCGTTAATGTTTTCTTTTTCAGCGTCTTCAAACATCGCCCAAATGCTGTTTAAAGCCAATTCACACTCGGCTTGATACGCTAGGCACTCTTCGCGGACATGGTGGGTTTGCGGTAAAAACTGATAGGCTTTTTTAACGGTCAGGTTGGCGATGATTGAATCTTTATGCTCAAGGTCTGACTTTAAGACTTTGACAGTTTTAGATTCTGAGTTGGTCATATCGTCCAGGCGTTTGTCCCGATCACGAATAGCGGCTTTTAACTCTGATACAGACATGCATTCAATCTCGTCTAAAGCCACACCAAACGGGCTGCCTCCCTCTTCTAGCAAGGTAAGATCGTCTTCATCTAAGATAAGCAATTCCAAAAATTTGCAGGCACTTTCATTACTAGCTGCCAACTGTCCCAATTTGGGACGGTTTGAAAACTTCTTTGCTGTTTGCATAAATCGGTAAGCTGATGTCCTGCTAAACCCTAATAATTTGGCTCGCTCTTCAAACTGCCCCCGCGGCGCCAACTCTTTTATCAACAGCAAGCGCTTGCCCAGCTCAATACAGGCTTCAGCTGTGCGACGCTGATACATCCTTACTTCGTCTTCTAGCGCGCCCAGCGTTACTTCACCTTCGTAACCTAGGTCTTTAGCTAATGCGATTACTTGGTTGCTTGGCTCTTCTGGCAGTTCGCCAGTGATGACTAAATCTTTCATGCTGCCTCTCCCATTTTTTTATCTGCAGTTCTTTGGTTTTTTAACTTCCATCCTTTTTTGTAAGCTCTGCTCGCTTTCATACGAGCTCGTTGAGCCGCCGTCGTTTTGTTTTTATCGATCTCGGCCAACTCGTAGTAGTGGGCCGCCCTATGAAACGACCAAAACTCATCGCCCCCTTCCGGAGCGCGTCTCATCAGGTCTTGACAAAATTCTTTTTGGGTACGGTTATCAGGTTCGGTTGCCTTTGTTGTGCTCATGCTGATTCCTCCTCAACGATTTTGTTTAATTTCTGGGCTATCTCCAGTCCCTGACCAAAGTGCGCGCGGCTAGTGCCTCTCAGTACATTTGATGCATTTCTATAGCCGTAACCCTCGGACTCGCTCCATTTACGTAAGTTAGTGTTGCGCTTGTGCAGGGCGTGAAGCACTGCATTTCTATCGACTGCTGCTGACATGTGATAATCTCCGTTGTGTGATTCAGTGGCGTTCATTATGGTAACAATTTTGTTACCTGTCAATATCATTTGGAGAATATTTAGTGACTATCGGCGACAGACTAAAAGAAGAGCGTGAGCGGCTGAAGTTAAGCCAGACATCAATGGGCGAGGCCGCAGAAACAACAAAGAAGACCCAAATCGATTATGAAAAAAACAACACGCCACCTAAGGCCAACTATCTAGCTAAAGTGGCTATATTGGGTGTCGATGTGGGCTACGTTGTTACAGGTGTTCGAGCTGAAAACGTCGCCCACACCCCAACGGAACTGGGCTATTTGCGACAGTGTCGATTATTGGCGACTAAGGGCCTGGAAGGGGAAGGGTTAAAGGGGCTGGTGTTTTTACGTGAGTCAAACGGCATATCGATTGATGACATGCCCAACGCCTACCAGCAGACGGTCCAGCAGGTCAGCATGATAGCGGGGACATATACCGTGCATGAGCATGGGCCGGGCTATAATGACGGCTCTGAAATTAACGGGAAAAACAAATGAAACAACATTTGATAGGCTATTTTTTTGCGCTGTGCATTGGTTTTACTGGCGGCTATTGGTTTAAAACAGATGTGCCTATGGAAACCCAAACTGTACCAGAACCCATTGCCCAAGCGCAGGAGCCCACACCTGAGCCACAAAGCTCGACCCATGATGACTATCAAGTGCCAAGTGAGCCTGCACCAGTAGCAGCGGCTCCAGATTTTAAATTTCAGTCGCTAAACGATGCCATTGATACCGCTAAACCATTCATGGCTGACACGCAGGGTGCAGATGTAACCAAAGGCGCCGCTATTCTTGCAGTTTGGGGGGCGACGAATATGAGTTGGAAAGATCTGCAGGCTATCCCGCTTGGAAAATATGGTTTGGTGATGAAAGACTCGGCGTCTCAGATGGGGAAGCGCTTATGTGTAAATGGGCAGGTTATTGAAATACAACTAGATAGCACAGTCTCACAAAAAATTTATCTAGGCGGGATGTTTGCTGATTCGGGGAATCTATATCGTTTTATTGCTGTAGGTTCAACTGGAGAGATCGTTGCTAATAGCCGCGCCAATTTTTGTGGCATCGTTACGGGTCAACAACACTATGAAAATAGCATGGGCGGCGTAGCTCATGCCGTGCATTTAGTGGGGATGTTTGATTTACCCAAGAATAATAAGAAATAGCCCGGTTTGGTATTGAGGCCCCCAACGGCTATACCGTAGGGGTTTATGCGGGTGGCCATATCGTTTTGCACATGCGTCCGGCTGCAAATACAAAAACCGGCACGATGCAGCGCGCCGACATCAATCCTTTTACACGATAAATTATTTTGTTTTGTATATACAAAACAAAATAATGCTGTATAATTTTAACCACTGGAGCAGATAAGCCCAGTCCGACCCGGCGGCACTGGGTAGATCACGAATAGATAGGTGATTATCATGACAACAAAATATTTTTATGCAGTTCAATTCATGTCTGGAAGAAATACTACAACTGGCCAACCAAACGCTAAAACAGGTTATTACAGCAATGCTGTAGGTGTTAATTGTTTCAAAACTTCAGCAGAACGTGATGAATGGGTTTCTAACGGAGAAAGCACCTCAGCTATGCGCGGCAATTGCCGCGAGTCGGTATCAAAAAAAGAGCTTCGTGATTTGTGCCTGGGATCAAGTATTATTGAATTTAATGAAATGCTGGAAAATATCCAGTTTCAGGCTGATAACGACATTTAACTAGCTACGCCGCCCTACCAGGGCGGCTCTTTAAATCTCGAAATGATAGGGTATAAAAATGAAAATAATATTTTCAACTAAAAAACTCTGCGCACCTTCACATGCTGTGTGTATTGACCCAAAAAAAGACATCAATTATTTTGATACGCTCTGCTTGTTTTGCGCTGACAACGATGTAGATTTAAGTGCAGTTACTGACGTAGAGTTTGAGGCATTAGCTGATGAGCTATCTCAGTTTGGGCTGGGATGGGATGGCCCACTTGAGCCATTTTGGTTTTGGATTGAATGATGATCCGTCCCGAAACCCACCTAAGAGCCGCCATGCGGATCTTTTTAAATCTCGATCTGATAGGAGATGTTATGACAAATTTAGAAATAATTGCACTAGCATACAGTCAATTTAATTCATGCGATTACGGTGAATGCGAAAAAACGCTAAATCGTATCAAACGCTGCTTTGCCCTTGAACATGATGAGTACAGGTTGGCTATGAAGGCGGAGTTAACCCAACCCAGCAGAGATCTGGCTGAAAAATTAATAGCTGAAGGCAAAGGGGAGCTGGTGGGCGACGCTTCATACAGGGTGAGCGAAGGCTATCTAAAGTATGACATTCAGGTAACGATAAATTTCATATCATTAGATCCCTATTTCATCCATCAGTTTGATGACGATGACGATGACGACGTGCCTGTTTATTTTTGCGGTCGCGTCAATCTCGACGTAGATGGCATTAGCTCTATATCTGCAAATGGCGGCGTGCAAACCGCTGTTATGCGAAAAGAGCTAAAAAACCTAATAAAAAAATGGTTAAATTCAGAATTCGGAAAAGTTACGGATTACGACTGGATATGCCATGAATAAGTTAAGGCCCACTGAACACCTAAGAGCCGCCATGCGGCTATACCCCGATACCAGCCGCATGGTTGACGAGTTCCGCGCCGACAAAGGCCATGGCCTGCCGGATTGGCCCGCTTGGTGCTTTATGCCGATGGCTGGCTGGTATGCAGTTGTCAGCCAAGCCAATATGGATAAATTGTTACCAGGAAGACGCCTACCTCCGCATTTGATTACCGATGTTGGCAGATTAGCAGCTATAGGCACCTGGCGTTACAGCCAAGGCGTTTACCGGCTAGACGCTGATTTGCAAGCAGCAATTGCCGACACCATCATCGTTGGCGATATCCCCTCTGAGGTGCTATTTCGACTGCCAGAATGGTGCGTGTATATCGAGACACCAGGACGCACATGGTGCGGCGATACGCTCCACGGATTTTGGTGCCACCTGGAGTTTGATGTTAATGCTCACCGCAACGAATTGCGGTTATTGCTGGATACAGAGCAAAGCCTGATCCCGGTGCCGGTACATATCGGCCCGTGGACCGTGACAGAGGCGATCGACCGGATGGCCTCGGAAGCGGCCAAACAGGCGGGCCTAGCTAATTTGCTCTTTGATAAAAATCCGGAGCAGGTGCAGCAGCTGGCCGCAGACATCAACCCGCTGATCTCTATGCTGCTGTATCTGTGCTCTGATGAGCCGGATATTGATGATGCCAGAGTGCCGGGATCATCCCCGAGCAGGCCAAAACCCGTTAAAACCAAAAAAGGCTGGCGACTGTTTCCGGCTGACAAGCCGCGCATTTGGACAGTCGGTGGCAAAATCGGCGCGCAGTTACGGCAGTCTCAGGCAGATCTAGCCGAGCAAACCGGCCGTAGCGTTAAAGCGCACTTGCGGCGCGGGCATTGGCATGGGTTTTGGAAGGGGCCGCACGAGGGGGAGCGTAAGTTTTTTTATCGGTGGATGATGCCGATGATTGTTGGAGGTGGGCGTGATGGATAAATTAACCGGCAGGCTCGGCAATAAAAATGCTGAAAAATCTGCTGATACGCGAGCGGCTGCAGTGATATTACTGCGCTGCAAGCCTGCTGATAAAGCGCGGTGGCAGGCGACGGCTGATGCAGCGGCTATGCCGCTGAGCCGGTGGATTATTAGCCGGTTGGGGTAAATCAAAATGGTGGGCACAAACAGCGGTGCCCACCATAAGTTACGACCATTGCGAGCATATACTCGCAATGGTCAACTCAACAACCACGCAACAACGCTAATCACCGCCAACGCGATTAAAATCGACCTCATGTTAATCATCAATCTTTGATCCCCACGCCTAGCCCACCCGCGACAGATGACGCAATAAACATCAACTGCGAGCTGTCTTTTGTGCCCCAGGTGTAAATTAATCCGATAACCCCAGCTACTAGCCAGATCGCGCCGCGTTTGGTGGAATTTTGGCTCCAGTCAATACCCAATTTACCCATGTTAAACCCCCAATAAGTAGTGTGCGATTAGCAGCGTAAAGACGAGGTCTTGCGCAACGCCGTAGATTACCTCGCTGCGTGACCAGGTATCAGATACCAAGCCGGGGATGCTGAATTTTGTCTCTTGTGCCAGCCAGATGGATACCGGCCAAAACAGGGACAAAAACACGATGCCGACGGTAACTTCGATGGGGTTAAACGCCCAGGCCAGCGGCCCGAGTGTTGGTGCCCACCAATAAACGCCCCGGATGATTAAGGCGGCAATGTTGTAGCGCCTGACGTTGTCGGCTAATGAGCGCCCCTGGGTGGGGTAGTTAAACGCCACTATTTTTTCGGCTAGCCAGGCGATGCCGTTATTGCGGCCCTCTGCGCCGACAAAGTCGCGGCCGTCGATTAAACCGCCTATCCAGTCCCCCCAGCCCCATGACTCCCCGGCAATGTACCCGATGGCCACCGCCAAACCCAGGTATGGGTTATCGGTAATAACGCCAAACAGCAGGCCGAGTAACACACCTGCCACTTTAGCCATCCAGCTCCAGGTGCCGCGCAATCTATTTAAAATAAACATCATTTAATTACCCCTTCTATTTTTAAAAAATTATCTAAATCCTGTAGCAATTTTTGCGACTCAACGACAGCATGCGTAATTTCTACACTGGCTCCGCAACGCTCTATTGCATAAGTAAGTTCCTGCGCTTGCTCAAGTAATTTATGTTTATTGATATCAATCAATTGCAACCTCCACAGTAGTAGTCTCTAAACGTTTGTTCGCGGGCCTCAGTCTCTGAGATGCCCGCTATTGTTTTAATGCCGACACGCTCGGTAAAGCGGTGGGCATCATCATGGGTTAAGCGTTGCTGGATTTTGTCCAGCCGCGCTTTTAGCCAGTCGCTATCTGTTATCTGTGTGGGCAGTGTTTGCATCTAAAAAACCGCAGCACTATGGGCTCCAAAATAATGCAGATAAAGATGAGCAACCGGGCTACTAACGCCACGCTGGCCAGAAACACAAAGGCCGCACTGATTTTTATCAGTAGGTTAGCTGCAGTCATTTTTAATATCTCTGCTATTGACCATATCGGTACTCCCAACAAATTGGCATGCCAAAACGATACGCCAACCCCCGCCTATTGCCCGCGCTGGAAACGTTTCCCGGCTGCTAAAACACCTCGCGCGCGCGTAACCTGCAAGCTCGTTTTGGGAGCTCGTTATGACACGCATTTATTTAGCCGGACCGATGTCGGGCCTGCCTGAGTTTAATTACCCGGCATTTAATGAAGCTGCGGCACAGTTGCGGGCGCGTGGCTTTGTTGTGGAAAACCCTGCGGAAAACCAACAACCGCCATGCGGCAGTTGGGAGGGCTATATGCGTCTGTCATTAACACAGATGCTGGCCTGTGATTGCGTGGTGTTGCTGCCGGGTTACCGTGCATCTAAAGGCGCCAGTGTTGAAAACCTGGTTGCCAGTTATTTAAAGATTCCGCGCTACTCCATTGAGGATGCCCTGCAGTTTGATTACAAGTTGCGGGACAGATGCGCCAAACAGGCAGAGGTTACAAAATGAATTTATTAGCGATTGTCGCCCTGTGTGGCGCGCTGCTGGGTGGCGGTTTTAGTTGGTTGGTGAGTGGCTGGATCAACAGCGTACAAATTTCCGCGATTAAAACAGAGCAAGCTGAAGATGCCGCGATTGCTTCGCAATTGTCGTTAGATCGTTTATCCGCCACGCAAGCCAAGGCCGATGGGCTATCGGCCCAGCTGGCAAAAACCGAATTTGAGTTAACCCAAACCACCCTGGAAAAATCCGATGCGCTTAAAAAAATTACTACCGGCCGCGCTTGCCTTAATAGCGCTACTGTCGGGCTGCTCAACCGCGCCCGCGAAACCACTACTACTGCCGTGCCCGAGCCCCCCGGCGCACCTGTTGCAGAAAGTACCGCCATTGCCACCGATACCGACGTCGCCGGATGGATTGCTGCCGCCCAAGGCAGTCACGAGACCTGCCGAGCCCGGCTGGACGCGCTAATCAATTTTTATACAGAGGATGGCCGCAAATGAGAGAGCAAGCACCGGTCGATAACGGCCAAATTATGCACAGCATCGGACAGCTGACCGGCGCAATACAGTCCATGCACCAGGGTTTAACAGCACGCATTGAGGATATTAAAGACGATATTCGGCGATTGGATAAAGCAAGCAATACGCGGATGGATCGAATTGAAACCAGTTTGGTCGGGAAAATACGTGACCTAGGCGTCAGCACTGACAAACGCATTGATGGTCTGGGTGAGCGGGTGACGTCGCTGGAAAAAGAAGATAAGGCGATGATCCGGGAGATTACTAAATACTCAGCCATGGGCGGCGGTGCCTCGGCAGCGCTGGTGGCGGGCGTGGTTGAGCTGCTGAAGCGTATCTAATGGCACATTCTCACGAGGTCCGCGCGCAACTCCGCAGGCTCTATATTGAGGGCATGCCGCTATCGGGTGCCGCTGTCAGCAGCGGTGTTAACTACGACAGCGCCCGTCAGTGGAAAGCCGCGGCTAAAGCCAAAGGCGACTGCTGGGATGCTGGGCGGGCCGCGTATCGCATCAGCGAGTCTGGCATTGATGATCTAAATAAGCAGCTGGTCGAGGATTTTGCCCGGCAGGTGATTACCACCACGCGCGAGCTGGAAACCGCCGCCATTCCGGCACAGGCCAAGGCGCAGTTGTTAGCGCAGTTGGCTGATGCTTATGCCAAGTTTAGCAAGGCTTTCAGCCGGGTTAATCCGCAGTTTAGCGGGCTATCTGTCGCATTGGATACATTAAAAACCATCGCCGATCATCTGGCTAAAAAAGACCCGGCGGCGCTGCGCGTGCTGCAAGAACATTTAGAGGATATTGGGGCGGTGCTGGGGAAGCGTTATGGTTGAGTATGTTGATCCTGCGATGGTCTGCTACATGGATATAGCACCAAAAAGAAGGCCAAAAATGAACTTATTAGAGGCGATGGTTTATGTGTCTGAGATGGCAGAAAAAACAGCATCACCCGAGAGATATGTGTGGTTGGCAAAATATTATCGGTTGCGCGCAAAAGAAAGTATGACTCCGAAAGTATATAGGGGTATGTCTCGATCCCAGATAGCGCTATATCAAGATATGCAATTACGGCCGAAACATTACACCAGCGAAAATCGCCCTAGTTGGATGACTGATTGGCAGTGGAGTGGATTGCGTTATGGCTGAGCCCATCGACATCCAAGACGTTCGCAGCTGGAAAGAGTTTGAAAAAGAACTTGCCATACTCGGCGAACAGATACGCAATCAGATCGAGCTGGAGTGCGAGGCGTTTGCAACTGACCCCGCCGAAAGCGCCCTTCGGCGTAACAAAGCCAAGGCTGACTACGGCTTCTTCTGCAAAACCTACTTTCCGCATTACGTACCCACGGCGCATTTCAGCCTGTTTCATCAATTCATTTTTGAGCGTTTCCCGGCGATTGTAGATGGTGCCGCCGACGGCCGCGAAGTACATCAAGCGCCGCGTGGCGAAGCTAAATCCACTTACGAAACCCAGCTCGGTTCGCTGTGGTGCATTGTCACCGGTCGCAAGCACATGATCGGCATCATCATGAACACCGAAGAGCAGGCTGCGGAGATGCTGGAAAGCATCAAAGCCGAGCTGGACACTAACCCGCGCTTGGCGATGGACTTTCCGGATGCCTGCGGTCGTGGCCGCGTGTGGCAAGCCACCACGGCCATCACCGCCAACAACATCAAAATCCGCATCGGCGGTACCGGCAAAAAAATCAGAGGGATGAAGCACGGCCCGCACCGGCCTGACTTGATCTTCCTAGACGATTTAGAAAACGATGAGAACGTTAAGGACAAAACCCAACGCGACAAGGTGCAGAAGTATGTGCTGAGCGCAGTGCTGGGCTTAGCCGGGCCGCAAGGCGGGATGGACGTGTTCTGGGTCGGTACCAGTTTGCATTACGACGCAGCTATCAATCGGGTGAGCCGTGCGCCGGGCTGGCGGCGTCGGGTGTTCAGGTCGATTATGACCTGGCCGGACAACATGGCGCTGTGGGAGCAATGGGAAGCCATCTATACCCGTAGTGGTGCTGATGATGAAAAGGAGGCGTTCGAGGCTGAGGCGCTGGCGTTTTATAAAAAGCATAAGTCCAAGATGGACGCAGGCGCTGAGTGCAGCTGGCCGGAGGTGCGGCCGCTGTACCGGTTGATGTGCATGCGCGCGGTCAATCACGATAGTTTTAGTCAAGAGCAGCAAAACGAGGCCGGCAATGATGAGAACGCGCCGTTTAAAACGCTACATTTTTGGGTAGATAAGCGCAAGGACTGGGTGTTTTTTGGCGCGCTTGATCCATCCCTGGGTAAGCAAGGCCCGCGCCGTGACCCGTCTGCGTTATTGGTGGGCGGGCTAAACCGAGAAACCATGGTGCTGGATGTAGTGGAGGCGGACATTTGCCGCCGGGTACCTGATTTAATCATCAGCCGCGCCATTGAGTTGCAAGCCGAATACCATTGCGTCGCCTGGGCAGTTGAGACGGTACAGTTTCAGGCATTTTTGTTTACCGAATTGGTCAAGCGCGCCGCGTTGGAAGGGATACCGTTTCCGGCAGTGCCAGTAGTGCCCAGTACCGATAAGGGTTTGCGCATTATCAGCCTGCAGCCGCATGTGGTTAACGGGTTAATCCGGCTGCATCGCAATCAATCAACGCTGATTGAGCAGCTGAAATTCTGGCCGGAAGCCGACCATGACGACGGCCCGGACGCGTTGGAGATGCTGTTTAAAATCTCCACCCAGTTTGGCGGCGAGTGGGAATACACATCTGCGGGTAATAGCCGCAACAAACGGCGTTCGACAAGTCGTCGAAGCACTTATGAAGAGGATTGGGATGATGAGTGATACCGCGTTTGATCTAAGTGAGTTCACCGATGACGAGCAGACCCATATATTGAAGCGATTGACAGAAGAAAAAGCAGAAATTTTAAGGCGGCGTGATACTGCCCAAAGAAGGCATACCGCGCACCTAAACAATGTCGCACTGTTGCGGATTGCGGCTGATTATTTGGATTGGCTGTATATCAATGGACGAGGTTCGACGTTCTCGACGTTTGTCGATGAGTTTGGTTATGACTCTCTATTAGCAAAGTCTGTTTTTTTTCAATCTAGCAAGTTATACGACGCAATGGACTCGATGGTGTTTCCGACTGACGCATTGTTCGGGGATGTCGATTACCCAAAGCCGCCATATGCAATGGAGACCGATGATGATTAGATCAGCTGAATTTACAGAAGGACAGGATGCCGCATTGTGCGGTTTAACCGACGCTGATTGCCCCTATCCTGAAGGCACGGATGAGGCAATGGATTGGGTTGATGGTTTATGTGATGAGGATTTTTTAAGTGATTAAACAAGCCAAGGCCGCTCTAGCCAAACTTACCCAGGTCAGCAAAAAAGGCCTGGAAACATTGCAAGCCGGTGCGCGCTCTACGCAAAGCACCGCTCTTAATTACATGAGCGTTACTACGCTTGACCCCACGCGACTAGCGGCGGCGTTTGCTCAGGCCGACCAGGGCTATATCACCGACCAGGCCACCTTATTTGAGTTGGTCGAAGAGCAAGACCCGCATATTTTTAGTGAGCTAGGCAAACGTCGGCGCGCGGTGACTGGGCTGGGTTGGCAACTGCACCCAATGGAGGATGCTAATCAATCCGAGCTCGACCGCACAAAAGAGCTGACCGATATGCTGGTTAAAATCCCAAGTTTTGAGGATGCCCAATATGACATTACCGATGCGATCGGCAAAGGTCTGGCGGCTCTGGAGATTGACTGGCAAACCGGCAGCGAGTGGGTGCCCAAGGCAATAACATTTGAGCCGCAACGCAATTTCCGAATTGACATCAAGACCGGCGAGTTGATGTATTTAAAAAACAGCCTTCCAGAGCCGCTACGCGAGTGGGGCTGGGTAGTGCATGAGCACCGCGCCAAGTCCGGCTACATCGAGCAAGCCGCGTTGTTCCGCGTACTAGCTTGGACCTATGCTTACAAGGCGTACAACATCCGCGACATGCAGCGGTTTTTAGAGGTGTACGGCATGCCGTTGCGCCTGGGTAAATATCCGAGCGGCATTGGTAAGACGGAGCGCGACCAGCTGCTAAGAGCCGTGCGCAATTTAGGCAATGATGGCGCGGGCATTGTGCCTAGCACGATGTCGATTGATTTTGTCAGTGCTCAGACCGGCAAAGTAGACGACTTTTTAAACGCCACCGAATATTGGGAGCGCAAGCAATCGCTGGCCATTTTGGGCGGCACACTCACCAGCCAAGCCGATGGCAAAACCAGCACCAACGCACTGGGCCTGATCCATGACAAGGTACGGCGCGAGATTATGTTGCATGACGTGCGACAAATTGAGCCCACCATGAATAGACAGATCATCAAGCCGATTGTGTTGTTGAACGGCATGTTTGCGCCGGACCGTATGCCGGTGTTGAAGTACGACACGGCCGAGTCGGTCGATCAAAAAGCCATGGTGGATGTGCTAAAAATTGGCGCTGATCTGGGCATGGAGATTGATGTCGATTGGGCGCATCAATCGTTACAGATACCGCGTGCAGGTAAAGATGCCAAGATTTTAACGGCGAGCGGTAAAGCGGTTGTTCCAGCTGCTAATGCTGCATTGACACGGTTGGCGGCATTGGCGGCGCAAAAAGGTGGGGCTGATGACATTACTGCAGCCTATAGCGCGCAATTAGCCGCGTTATGTGTACCGCATGAGCAAGCAGTTATTCAACAGATTGCGGCGTTGGTGGCTGAGGCAGGGTCGTTTGATGAGGCGATTGCCGGGATTGAGGCGTTAAAGCTGGATAGTTCGGCATGGGCAGAGTCGGTGGCGTTAGGGTTGGCGGCGGCTAATTTGGCGGGGCGGAGTGATGTTAATGAGGGTAGGTGATGAGTGATTTTATATGTCCGCATTGTAATGCGTGGATCTATGCTCCCTTGCCATGTGAGGCAAGGGAAACCAGTAACCCGGTCGCTTTGGCCGCGGATTGTCAGAAATGTGGAAATGAATATGAATTTACAAAGACCTCGATAGGTTATTACCAAGTCCGAAGACCTTATCAAATCGATGCCACCTATCCTGATAGGTGGAAACAGCCAAGGTTTAATCTACCGCTACCACATAAACATCAGAGTAAAAATCATGAAGAATGACTATTCAACCATGACCGATGATGAGTTAACCGATATTAGACATGCTCTCTCGGCAGAGTATCAACGTCGTGCAGCTGAGCCTAAAAAACCCGTTTTTATAGTCGATGGCATAGCGTACAAAAATGTTAATAAAGCGCTTGATCAATTAGTCCGGGATATTTCGTTTTGCCAAAATTTTGAACTGGGTCCATCTGTATATTTTGAAAGATCTATGGATGAAGGCCCTATTTTTTTTGGTCTAAAAATAGCGTTTTTGTCGCTCTCTGATTACAACTCTAGGACTGATGAAGTCTATGGCTACTGACCCCGCCCAACTGCCATTTAAAGAGGCGATCGATTTTTTCAAAAACAAAATCAAGCTGCCAACGTCAGGCTGGACAGACATTTGGCAACAGCAGCATAGCCATGCGTTTGTTGTAGCTGGCGCGGCCACCGATGCCCTTGTCGAGGATTTTTACAACGCCATTATCCAGGCTAAAACCGTAGGCGGTGGTTATGAGGAGTTTAAGCAGTCATTTAAAGATATCGCTACCAAGCATGGCTGGTCATACAACGGCGCACCGGGCTGGCGTAGCCGCATAATCTACGATACTAATATCACGCAGTCTTATAACGCCGGGCGCTATCAACAAATGATGGCCGTCAAACACCTGCGGCCGTTTTGGGAGTACGACCACACCAGTATTGAGCATCCGCGCCTGGAGCATAAAGCCTGGGACGGTCTGGTGTTGTCTGCAGATGATGTGTGGTGGGATAGTCATTACCCGCAAAACGGCTGGGGCTGTAAATGCCGCGTGCGCTCGCTAACCACTACTGAGGCTGAGCAAAACTGGCAGTTACGCGGTAAATCCGGCCCCGACCAAGCGCCCCCGACTGTGTGGGAAGATAAGGTAGTCGGTAAAAACGGCAGTAACCCGCGCACTGTACAAGTACCGAAGGGCATTGATCCGGGCTTTGCGTACAATCCGGGCAAGGCTTATTTAGAGCCGCATACAGTGCCGCCGTTGACGGGTTACGACGCAGTATTAAAGCAACGTGACAAGCCCTGGCCGACTGGTTTTAAGGTACCGGATTTGCCGACACCAACCAAGGTTTCGCCTAATATTTTATTGCCGGAAGGCACGGACCCTAAATCGGCAGTCGAGGATTTTTTAGGTATTTTCGGTGCAACTATCGATGTCGGCACGGTGTTTTTTGATGCGACTGATACAGCTGTCGCTGTTAGTAAGGCGCTATTTATCAAAGGCGATAAAGAGTCTGGAAAATTTAAGTGGGACGAAAACCCTGAAAAACTACGCCGTATCAGGTATTTCAATTTAATGGCAATGGCTCTATTAGAGCCTGATGAGGTCTGGTGGCATTGGGAGGAGGATGGCGCATGGACTGCAAATAATCCAGATAAGCCTAAGCGTTGGCGGTTGAAACGACGCTATCTGAGAGTGTTTGAACTAGAGGGCACTAACGAGTATGCGATTGTTGCGTTTGAGTGGGGGCGCACCGGATGGACAGGGGCGACGGTGATGCGGTCTGAGCCATCATCGCCAAAACAACGGTTAAAGTATTTCGATAAACAACGTTTGGGGCGATTGTTGTTTAAAAAATAGTGAACGGCCCATTCTGCAAGGCCGTTCTGTGGTTTTGGTTCGGTCTGGTGTGCAGTCACCCTGGCTCCTATCGCCACGTACTCATTATATATATAGGTTGGGATTATGCAATTTGAAATAGAGTTTAATACTGACCATTTGAATCGCATCATGGAGACGGTTCGCCGGGAAATAGCAACACCACAAGAGATGCTGGGCAGTATCGGCGAATCGTTGTTTAACGCTAATCAAAAGCGACATGATGCAGGCAAAGATCCTGAAGGCAAAGATTGGCAAGAATTGTCGTTAGTAACCTTGGCTCAAGGTAAACGCAAAGGCGGGCCACTTAATAAAACAGGTCGTATGCTAGCCAGCTTTCATTATTCAGTTAATGGCGACGATTTGGTATTGGGATTTGATGAATCACGAGTTCAAGGCAAGTTGCCTAGCATTCATCATTTTGGTACTGAGCGTAAAGGGCGGCATCCTGGCATCCCAAAAAGGGACTTAATCGGCTTCCCTGATTCGGATAAAAATATTGTCACCGATGCGACTATTGATCATTTAACGCGTGTTTTAAATCGCGTTCGTTGACGCAATAAATATAATTTAAATGGGATTAATATCCTAATTGCTGAGCTAATTAATCGTATTTTTTTAGGTTAATTACATTTAAATTATCCCAATCTGTCCGGAATTCAAGATTGTTTGTTTTTCCCCTACATATCAGTATTCACGCCGTTTCCGGGCGATTTTTTTGTTTTGATTCTATCCGGTTTCCATTACCTCCCTACTGCAAGAAAGAATTACGCGGCATAGATCGCCGCATTCATTACCTGCAAAAACGCATGCCGTCGCTAAATATCGTCGCAAGGCCGCCGGATGATCAAGACAGAATATTTTTTAGCGCTTGGGTAACCCTGGAAAATGAGCAAGGCGAAGAAATAACTTATCGCATCGTCGGGGCCGATGAGCTCGACCCGAAAAAGAACTACATTAGTCTTGATTCGCCGCTGGCCAAAGTGCTG